GACAGGCACCTCTTACGAGATACATCCAGATGGTACACAGACGGAGATAGTTAAAGGCGACCATTATACCTTTGTTTCAGGCAAAAGGCAAGCCGCTATTACAGGTAATAGTGACCTCTCAATAGACGGCCGCCACAAGATTTACATTAATAAATCTGGTGAAACCAATAATAACTACGACATACAAGTAGGCGCCAACGCAAATATTAACATACAGGTGGATAAAGGCAATATCAATGTGGTGACCGTAGATGGTAATATAAATGTCAATAGTGGTGGTGATTATAACTTAAAAGTGGCCGGTAACTATACATCACAAGTAAGTGGTAATAAAATAGAGACCATTGAAGGCACAAAGACATCAAACACGACAGGCGCAGTTATACACAGAGGCGCAACAATAGACTTAAATCCTTAGAAAAACGCTTAGTGCCAGGCCAGGCTAAAAGTTTAATCTATAATGAATCATAACTATACATAGCTAAATATCAAAGGCCTATTAAATAGCCATACATGGCCATATTCTTAGAGATTAAAGCTCTTTTCCAGCTGGCCAAACTCTGTACTGTTTTTATAGAAAATTTTTCGGAGGATATTTTTACTGTTCCAGACCTTTATCATTATAGTAGATAACGGCCATATAAGAGGGACTTCAACTACACGCTTTCCTCTTACTAGCAACATTTTGGTAATTAACGAGTTACCTTGTCTTACAAACCCTACACAACCTTTAATGCCAATCATATTATATGTAACGATTTTCTAATTTAGTGTTTGGAATATAATCGTGTGTCCAAGACAAATGTTCTATTATTGTTGATTTTCTCTTATAACACTTTTTTAGGTTTTTCTTTCTTACATTATATTCATTAATATAGTCTTTTGCATATTTAAAGATGGCATTTAATTCATTTTTAAATAACTCTTTATCATTCAGTATTTTATTGACTTTATTATAATAGTATTTGTAATGGCTAAATTGTTTATAGACAAACTTAATAATGGTCTTATCTTTCATTATTTCTTCTAAAGATTTATTTTGCACATAGAGGTGTAATAGTCTTTTATGAACACCTTTAAATAAACAAATATAGTCATTATCAATATCAACATCTTTATCTTCTATTTCTGTTAATTTAAAGTTGTATTTTATAAGGTCTTTAACAATTTTTTTTCTTTTATCAAGGGTATTAGTTTTAATATAGTGGTCTTTTTTTTCTCTATAATCTTTTAAAATTTCATTTAACGCCAATAAGCCTTTTTTTTTCTCAATTATACTTAATTCTTCTTTGTGTATGGCTTGTAAAATTTTAGCTTCTTTTTTATCTAATGTCATATGGTTTCCTTTCATTTATGAGGCTAATAATTCTTTAAAGTCTTTACAATAGTGTCTTAACTTTCTTAATGCTTTGGCTTCAATTTGCATAATTCTTTCTCTGGTGACACTAAACGGTTCGCCAACTTCTTCTAAAGTGTAATCAGTATTTAAGCCAATACCAAATCTCATTCTTATAACTCTTTCTTCTTTAGGAGTAAGGTAAGTTAAGGCTTTTGATATTTTTTCTTTTATCTGATTTTTTGCAATAATATTATCAAGGTCAATTTCACTTGTCATATTATTTGTAGCAGACATATCAGTAGCTTTAAATAAAGCGTCTTCTTTTTGATACTTTTTTGATTCTCTTTTTTGAATAACTTGATAAGTAGCTATCTTATTTAAACTTTTTAAAGGTACTTTATGATTACTTTCTATATAATGTGTTTTGTCATCATTATAACCATAAATTTTTCTTTTATAGTATCTATTTTTAAGTTTTGAGTAAGTCTTTATCATAATATTATCCTTTTATTGTTAATACAAAGGCAGTTGCAAACAATAAAGAAAGTGAAATAACAAAAAAAAACAACTGCCTTCATATACTTTAATAATACATCAAAAAGGGCTAAAAGTCAAGCACTAAAATGGTCAATTATGTCGCAGTTAGGTAATGTTTTGGAAATGTTCTGGAAATGTTCTTTTTTATGCGGACAAAAGCGTAATATAATGACATTTATGTGCGGATAATCGTATTATATTTCTTCTTCCTGTTCTTCTTTAAAGCCTTCTTGTAATAACTCATGTAAGGTCTTTTCAGTTCTTTCTTTTTTATTGGCCTTTGATTGTTTTAAACCAATATCTAATATCTTTTGTTCTTCTATTACTGTTTCTAAAAAGTCTTTTGGCATATGTGTCACACCTTGTTAAGGTTACTCATATTATATATATCGGTGTGCCGTTTCCAGAGGAAGCTCCAGGTACCGACTCTCCAAAATCTAAATATATCATATGGACTTACAAAACGCAGGCCTGTTTATACTGGTCTGGATATCAGTAATGTTTTTAATGATATACTTACTTGCAGTATATCAATCTAATAAACAAAAAAAAGAAGAAGATAGGAAGAAGTATAGTAATAATCCTATTGATGTATTCTGGCGAAATCTAAAATAGTTTATCTTTTATTGTAACTAAGCGGAAACTTGCCATCTGTTTTATAGGTGTGATACGCATAGTACCATTCATCACCATATTCGGCCTTGCAGAATGATTTAAGGCCAGCGTCTGTATTATTATCGTTATCATTAGTAAACAGGTTACCAATGTTAAGTAAAAAGTCTTTTGATTTTTCAGTAAGATTAAACATTTAAAATAGTTCCTTTCGATACTACTATTTAAGCGCCGGACTCGGAAAATCTCTTTGTTACTTTGATATAACTAATGTGTGTTTTTTAGATAAGATTAAAAGATATACTAACTCTTTTTTCTTTTGTGTTTAAGTTAGGTTCAACTGAATGTTTTAACCAATTAGGAAAAAGATATAAACGATTTGCAACAGCAGGAGTTGTATATTGTTGATATGTATAAGGTGTATTTGAATTTTGTGTTGACCAGTTAGTTGATAGAATATCAAAATTAGGAGCATATAAAATTAAATCACCGCCGTTTTCAGGCTTGTTCGTATAGTAAACGCCTGACATTATGCAATTAGGATGTAAATGTTCGGCATTGTAATCTTTATACGAATTTACATTTACCCAAATAGTTTTTAATTTTCTATTTTTACTAAAACCAATTTCTTCACTATAAAGATTTCCATGCTTTTCTATTTCAATAAAAAGGTCATTTAAAGGTAAATGTTCACCTGAAAGATGTTCAGAATGAAATCCTCCCACATTGGAGTTTTCAATACCTTTTGTTTCTTTATATAATGATAAACAGTATTTTGAAATTGACTTAACATCTAAATCTAAATCAATATAATACAAACCAGTTTTAAATATATCTTTTATCATATTACCATTATATATTATATCACCACAATGTCAATGGTGGATTGTATTAAAGTTTTGTTAAAATCATTTCCGCTATGTTAAATACCAATGGTTGGCCATGAAGGCCATTCTCTAAAGTAAAACATAGGAAACCTAAATGAGAACAATAATAACTTTTTTAATTATGATACTGATGACAGGTCTTGCAAATGCAAGAGACCAAATATCAATTACCGGTAGTTCTACCGTATATCCATTTTCAACCGTAGTAGCAGAAAGATTTGGCGAAACAGGTTTTAAAACACCTGTTGTGGAATCAACTGGTACAGGTGGCGGAATGAAAATATTTTGTAAAGGTATTGGTACACATACACCAGATATAACAAATGCAAGTAGAAAAATCAAAGCTAAAGAAATCAAACTTTGTAAAGAAAACGGAGTTACAGAGATTGACCAAGTTATCGTTGGTTTAGATGGTATCGCATTTGTACAAAATGGTGAACAAAAACAAGTTAACTTTACAAGACAACAAATTTGGCAAGCAATGTCATCAAAAGGCGGATTACCTAAAAAGTGGTCTGACATTGATTCAAGTTTACCAAATATTGAAATTTCAATCATGGTTCCACCACCAACATCAGGTACAAGGGACGCTTGGAATTCTTTAGTAATGAAAAAAGGATGTCCAAAAGAAATACTTGAAGCTGAAGGTAAAAAAGCTTGTTATGAGTTAAGAGAAGACGGCGCAGTTATTGAAGTCGGCGAAAACGATACTTTAATTGTACAAAAGTTACAAAGTGAAAACGAAAAGTTTGGTATCTTTGGTTACTCTTATTATCTAAACAATAAAGATAAAACAATTGCACATAAAATTGAAGGTAAAGAAATATCTTTAGAAGGTATACAAGATGGTTCATATCCAATTAGTAGACCTTTATTCTTTTATGTAAAGAAAGCTCATGTTGGTGTAATACCAGGTGTAGATAAGTTTGTTGAATCTTTTACAAGTAAAAGAGCAATTGGACCTAGAGGTTATCTAACAGAGTTAGGTTTAATACCTTTAGCAAATCCTGAAGAGGCCATTACACCAGTAAATATGGATAAATAATTCATATCGTTGGACTATTTTAGTCGGAAGTAGGCATAAGCCGAAGCAACGCACCTAACTTTTAACAGAGGAGGGTGGTATGAATTTCAAATGGGATTTGAAAAAGTTGTTTAAAGAAAAGAAACAACAACAAACAACAAATGCCGTTTTGAGAAAAAGAAGTATGGACTCAATCGCAAGACCTAAAGCGACCAAAAACATTACTTCTTCGGATCCAAGATTACAAGGTATATAAGAAAAGGGGGCTTTCGCCCCCCTTTTTTTTGGTGCGGCCGGCCGGACTCGAACCGGCACGCCATAAGGCACAGCATTTTAAGTGCTGGGTGTCTACCTATTCCACCACGGCCGCTTCATTTACATCTTTTCGTCAAATGCAGACATTAGGTCATTATCACGCTTGACTTGTTTTTTTACCATATCAGTTATAAAAGGGTCTGGTTCTTCTTCATCTTTTACAATGTCAACATAACCATCAAATTCATAACCAGATACTTTCAAAAACAATTCAAATGCACGACACATTTCCGTAAGGTTTGCGTCTTCATCTACGGTAATTTCTGCCGTATAATGTGGGCAGTCCTCAAATGTTTGTGAATAATAATGTTTAATAAAGGTACTACCTTTTTTGTTTCCTGCTGACATAATTTTCTCCTGTGTCTAGCGTGAATTGGCCTGCCCTACAGGACTCGAACCTGTGACCTACGGTTTAGAAGACCGTTGCTCTAATCCAACTGAGCTAAGGGCAGATAAAACTATTTTCGTTTGTTAATGTAAAAATCAAAATGTAAAGGCCATTTCTTGCCTTTTTTATCAGTATCAAAATTAATTCGCAACGACCAATGCCGCCGGTGTTTCTTTTGGAAATCTCGGATAGTTTCTAAGTATTGAAATGGGATTTTGAAGTTCCCATAAGTTGAAAGGATATGCAGAGCAACCTTTTCAAGGTCACTTTGCGACTTGTACTTACTAAGGATTTTTACCTGTGCCACTCATAATTCTCCTCATGGCCTAAAAAGTGTACAATTATTTATCGTTCATAAATTGCGAAGGTATCGGCAAATTGCATATGACAAAAAGATTGTGGTCTATTATAAACATATCCGTTTGCCATAGTTTTAGATTTGCCTCTATATCTGTATCTTACATTCATTGCGTTTTTATGGCAAGTCACCTCTTTAAAATATTTTAAATATTTAATTGGTATGCCTGAAGCAATACAAGGACCATTGTATTTAAATGGGTCTGTCATGTATTTTGATATGAGAGGGTTAACTACCCTCTCAAAAACTTTTCTTCGTCTATTCATTAGGCAGCCTCCATCATAGAGTATGGTACACGCCATTTAGAACCGGCACAATCAACAACTGCTTTTGCAGGATTCATTTTAACGATAAAGCCATGATGTTTACGGCCATTTGGTCGGCCAAAAATCACTTTATCACCAACTTTAAAGGATCCTTTTTCAGAACCTTTTGCTGAGGCGATGGCAGCTTCAAGTAAATAAAGATGACCTTTATGACTTGGTTCCCTAATCCAATCTAGGATTTCAGGTAGATTATTAAATTTAAGTTTTGACATAGTGAGTCCTTTCTATTTTAAGTACAATGGACCAGTCCATTGAATTGGATAATTACCGGCAAGAACATTGCCTCTTGGTGAATTCAAAGCAGGTGCGTTCCAGCCAGCAGCTTTCAATACATCACCTTTTTTGAAGTGTTTAAAATCTTCTTTTACAATAAAACAAAAAACACCAGTATCTTGTACAATCTTAATGTACTTTTTACCGTTTTTGATTTTTGTTTTGTTATCCCAATTTTCAACTTGTTCTTTAGAATAACCAGACAATTCTTCTTGTCCGTTTCGTGTTGACCATCTTACATAGTCTTGTTTTGCACCAGCCATTAGGTTTTTAATTCCTTCGTCTAGTGTCTTAGCTGTTTCGTTTACTTTAATCATAGTGTTATTGTCCTTTTTTCATAGTTAATAAAGATAGTATACCAGAAATAATCATAATGGCAACCATAATTGTGAACATTAACCAATTTTCTTGGCCGGCACAAGCGCCTCCACAATCTTCAATAGAACCAACTGCTAAAATAGCAGCCAGAATTGCTGTAAAACTAAATAGTGTGTTCATAGTGTTTCCTTTCATATTATAGGAATACTATACCACAGGTAAAAACAGAAAGCAAGCACTTTTTTCAAAAAAATGACTAAAAAAACCCTTATTTTTCAACGATTTTTAACTTTTTTTGTTCTACTTTCGTTCTTTTTAGCGTCCGGATGCTCAAAAACTGTTGAAAATTGCAAAATTAAGCCAGATTTAGAGCGAATCGGCGAATCAGCAAAAGAAAATTTAGAAAATTTAGCGGAAACTGAATGGCGAAGTGCAAATTTGACTTGTAATTACTAATATAAATAAAAATAAAAAGGTTTTTTCATGGAATATTGTCAAAATTGCGGACATATGTGTCATTGTGGCTCAAATTGTATGCAAGATGTAACAAATGAGTTTGGAGAAAAGTATCAAATTGAATGTTGTAAGTCTTGCCGACACGAAAAAGATGGATTTGATGAGGATGAAGTGAAATACGATACATTAGACATAGATTCATTTAACGGAGCGTAAATATGAGCAAAATGAGATTATTTAAATTTTGGAATGACAAAGGTGATGAAAAAGAAAAAGAAGCAATCAGTTTAAAAAAAGCAATAATGTCTGTTCAGTCAGATTTTAAAGAAGCTAAGATAGCGGTAGAGTATATTAGTAAAAAAGGCAAAGAAATGTGCCACTATGTTGCAATACCAGTTGGTAGAAAAATCAAACAAGCATTAATGCAAGAAAGAAGACGAGAGGCCTTAAAAGCTAAAAATGCCAGCAGTTAGTAGAGTAGGAGATTCATTATCAACAGGTCACGCCTGTGTAGGTACTACAACTATCGCCTCATCTAATACAGATGGTACAGTTAAGGCAAACGGTATCAATATCATTGTTATTGGTGCGCCTACTGTAGCACATCCTAATCCACCAAGTCCACCATGCCCTAATCATGTAGCTAATCTTAATGCAGGTTCAGGAACAGTAAGAGTTAATAGTATTGCAGTTGGTCGAATAGGTGATAGTGCAGACGCCGGAGCTATGACTAGCGGTTCTGGTAATGTTTTCGCCGGTTAATCCAAAAAACCTGTATAAATATTACCGTTATGGCAAACTATGACGCTACAAATACAAACAAAAGCAAAAAATCGGTAAGGACTTATGTTGACCTTGACCTTGATTTTGCTCGACATCCTGTAACTAACGATATTGTTAAAATTGAAGATGTCAACGCTGTAAAAAGAAGTGTCAAAAATTTAATTAATACACAATTCTATGAAAGACCATTTCATCCAGAATTAGGTTGTGGTGCAAGAGATTTACTTTTTGAAAACTTTACACCAATGACTGGTATTTTTATTAGAAGAAAGATTGAAGAAGTTTTAACTAACTATGAGCCAAGAGCAAGTATTTCTGCCATAACAGTTAATGAACAACCAGATAGAAATGGTATTGACATTGCAGTAAATTTTTATGTGTTGAATTTACCAAATCCTGTTTCTGTCACAACAACACTACAAAGAATTAGGTAAGTAAATGGCTTCTAACAAACTAACAGTATCAGATTTTGATTTTGATAATATCAAAACTAATTTAAAAACTTTCTTACAAGGTCAATCAGAGTTCCAAGATTATGATTTTGAAGGTTCTGGTTTTGCCATTCTGTTAGACACACTTGCTTACAATACACACTATCTAGGTTTTAATGCTAATATGTTAGCAAATGAAATGTACCTAGACTCAGCAGACATTAGAAAAAATATTGTTTCATTAGCAAAGATGTTAGGTTATACACCTAACTCATGCAGAGCTTCTAACGCAACTTTATCCGTAAAAGTAAATGATGTACCAAGTTCAACAACATCTATTACTATGGACAAAGGCACAGTATTTACAACATCTGTTGATAATCAATCTTATCAATTTGTAACTAATCAATCTCATACTATTCAACCAAACGCTGGTGTTTTTCAATTTAGTAACATTAATGTTTATGAAGGTACATTAGTTACATTTAAATATACAGTTGATACAAATGATGTTGACCAAAGATTTATTATACCGGCTGCCAATGCAGATACATCAACTTTAAAAGTAACTGTACAAAATTCAGCAAGTGATACCACAACTGAAACATATAGTTTAGTTACAGGTTATTCTGATTTATTAAGTACATCAAAAGTTTATTTCTTACAAGAAGGTGAAGATAATAGATTTGAAGTTTACTTTGGTGACGGCATACTAGGTAAAAAACCAGTTGATGGTAATATTGTAATCTTAGAATATATTGTTACAAACAAAACAGAAGCCAACGGCGCAAGTTCATTTGCTTTATCTGGAGACATTGATGGTTTTTCAAATGTTACAATTACAACTACATCAAACGCAGCTAACGGTGCAGAACCACAAACAAAAGAATCTATTAGATACAATGCACCTTTACAATACACAGCTCAAGACAGAGCAGTTACTTCAAAAGATTATGAAACAATTGTTAAA